GAAGTTCCTTGTAGATCTCAGTAGCATACTCGCGACTAACTCGTTCTCCACCGTGTGCCTTACCACCCATGGTTTTCTCCTTTGTGTGAGTATCTTATTTCACTTTTTGAGATTATGCACACAAAGGAGTTAAATCTGCTTTCTTAGATCTTTTAGATCTTTCTTGTAGAAATCTTTGGGAGATGTTCTCTCAATCTTATCTCGCTCATCTCGAAGATCTTGCGCTTTCTTTTGCAGCTCTTCCCACTTCTCTTTCGTCAGAGATTGAACTGACATGTCGAGCAGATAGCGATAAGAATCTTCGTGCTGCTGAATGTCGAGTTTCTTTAGATCTTCTTCTACATCTTGAATCTTTCTGTTCCTGAGCTCAAGCGTCTGATCCAAGATTCCCTTGATAAACTTCACCTTGTTGTCAATCACAAAGAGATCACGCTCGATCTTTTCAAGTAGATACTTTTTACGCTTATCGTAGTAAGTCAATCTAAAATTGACAAAGTAAGTGAGCAACTCTTCAGCAGTTTCAAAGATCTTTAGATTACCAAACTCATCCAAAGTGGTGATGTTCTCTGTCTCTCGCTCTTCAAGTTTAAGTGTCGAGAGCAGTTTGTTTTTATCGATCAGATCTTTTAACTTTGTTCTCTGAAACTTGAGTGTGTATCGGACACGATCTGAAGATTCGTCATCATAACCTGCGATCACATCTTTGTCCTGGAGCGAGTCAAGATACGCTTCGTATTTCTCGTATGTCCAGCCTGGAGGAATCTCCTTGATGATGACTGTTGAAGTGTTCTTGATTTCGATGTCACCTTGAAAGATCCAACTGCGAGGCGTGTCAGGGACAGGAATCACATTGCCGTAAAATCCGTTGATCCAAGGCACAAGTTTCTTGACTTCCTTGCCTGACAGTGCGTCAAGACACGCGTCAATGATATCAGCAGGATTTCTATTCAGAATGTTTGTCGCAAATCCGACCGCGATTCCACTGCCGCCATTTAGGAGCACAGTGGGAACGATAGGCAAGAAGTAGTTGGGCTCAATCTCTTGACCTTCTTCGTATTTTGGTGTCGTTAGTTCAAAATCCTTATAGAGCAGTTTAAAGTTATCGTTGAACTTTACGCCAATGTAGCGTGGTGCCCCTGCTTCAGGAGAGCGGAGAGATCCAAACTGTCCTACACCCTGAAAGATTGGCATGGAGTTCTTAAATGTCTGTGTCATGCCAATGATAGTTCCATCAAGTGATCCGTGATGGAAGAATGAGATCGCTGCTGCTTGACCACCGAGCTGAAACACTTTCATCGGCTTTTCCTTGCCTGTCTTCCACAAGCGATTGGCCGCGTAAGCAATCTTGCGCTGGCTCGGTTTGAAGCCGTCAACGAGGCTGGGAATGGCACGATTTTCAACTACATACTTCGCGTAGCCAAGATACTCAGTGTCAAAAAAATCTTGTGCCTTTCTCTTAACTTCGTTCATTGTCCCTCCTCGGTATTTTTGTAATCGATCTTCAAGTTGTCGAAGGCTCCGCAGTTGCACGCGTGCCAGTCATTGTGCCACGAACAGTCTGTTGTGTGAATGCTATCAAATTGACATCCAACACTACAGTATAACTGAAAGTTTGAGTCATAAGTTATGAACTCTTTTTCACAGATCACGCAGTTTGTTTTGACACGGGCCATCAATCAATCCTCAGACACTTCATCAAGTGTTTCTGCAACTTCTTCGTCACTCAGATCTCGACCTAAGATCTTTGCCTTTCGATGCATAGGGTTCTTTGAGAACCAGTGATTCAGAGTCGCATGAAAGTTGTCACCCTTTTCAAGGACGAAGAGCTTAGGCGTCTTGATGATCTCTTTGTATTCTTCATCTTCGAGCGCTGCCAAACCCTTCTTGTATTCGATATCCCAGCCCTTGATCTTTGATTTGTCAGTGACCCACTCGTTAAACTCTTCACTGGTGTAGAATGACTTCTTATCTTTACCCTTCTTAGCGACAACGATAGGAGTCACAACGCGGCACACGACTTCTTGCTCAAAGATCTCTGGCCAGTATCGACCAAAGAAGTTGATCAGCAGGCCAGCGATTGAATCACCATCAGGATCTGCGTCAGAGTAGATTAAAATCTTTCCATATCTTAGATCTTTGGCCTCCTCACCCAGCTTTAAGCCGACAGCACTTAGCAGTGCAGTGACTTCCTTGTTCTTAACAACCTTAAGTGGGCTTAGATCTGAGACATTGATAAACTTACCTCTGAGTGGGAATGCACCTTGTGTGCGAGGATCACGATACTTTCTAAACGCTGAAGAAGCTGAGTCACCTTCGAATATTGCCAGGGAACATTCATTCCGTTTTGATGACTCTTTCGCATCGATCAACTTCAGAATCTTTGATCTGCCCAGTGTCTTGTTTAGCTGACGAAGCTCTTTCTTCTCTTCGGCGATCGCTTTCTGCTGCGCCCAATCCAAGATTCTCTCAACGATCTCTGAGGTGAGAATCTTCTTAATGATCTGAGGCGTGAACTCGAATGTGGATCCGAACTGCTTGGGCTCTGTGATCAACTTTTCTTTTGTCTGAGATGAAAAGATTGGATTCACAATGTCTGACTGCACAAAGAGAAACATGTGATTCTTGATCTCTTGTGGACGAATCTCAATCTTGTGCTTCTTCTTGATCAGCTCTCTGATGTGAGTGACGATCTGATTAGTCACATAATCCACATGTGTGCCGCCGTCGTGTGTCTCGACAGAGTTGACGAAGCTTACTTGCTGCATTGAGCCGTTGGAGTGCGAGATTCCTACTTTCCAGCGTGGCCCTTCAACATAGATCACATCAGGCGTGTAAAGCTTGCAATAATCTTCGAAGGAAGTGAAAGTGTGATCTTTTCCGTTGAAAGAAACTTTTAACTTTGGATTGCAAGCAGCGAGATCGATCACGCGTTTTTCAAGCATACGCATGTGATCTTGATCGATTGTTGTCATCTCAAATCTTTCAAAGTCAGGCATGAAAGCGATTTCTGTGTAGCCTAACTTTGACTTAGCAGGCGTGACTTGCGCTTCTTGCTTGTCAGTCATATTATTGACGAACTGCTGCGAAAACTCACGCTTGCCATCGCAAGTTTTTACACGAAAGGCTTTTGAAAAGATATTTGTGAGAGTCGATCCCACGCCATTCGTGCCTGCGACAAGTCGTTCCTCAGAGTCGTCGAAGTTCGAACCGGCTTTGAGATTGCTAAATATCAACTCTGGAATCCACTCGTCATGCTCAGGATGTCTCTCGACAACGATTCCACCGTTGTCTCTAACAAGGATGGCACCTTTTTCAGGATTGACCATCACATCTAACTGGTTCAGTTTCTTAGGGTTTCTGCGATGCTCATCAACAGAGTTGCTGACGATCTCGTCAAAGATCTTAAGAAATGCTGGGTTGTAAGTGATGGATCGTGTCTCAAACTTTCCCTCAACAAGGACAGGAATGTCCTCTGTCTTGTGCTTGATTGAGCCCACATACATACCCGGGCGAAGCAGGACATGCTCCACGTCGGATAGTTTCTTGTATTTAAGAAGATCAGACATTTTACCTTACGCTTTAAATGCAGCTGTATCTTAATATGACCTTTTGAGATTTACACACAAAGATCAACTCTTGCTCTTTTTAAGATCTTTTACTTCAAGAAGCATCTCCTGAATGACCTTAAAAGCCTCAGCGTTGCCTTTAGCGTCATTGACAGGGTTGTGATCGTGTGTTGTCTTACGAAGGTGTTTCCACTTAGCTCTCATGTTTCCAGTCGCGCCCGAGTAGATATCACCGATTCGTCTTGCTGAGTATCCAAACGGATTTTGTCCTATGGTCATGTGAAAGTAGTAGTTAATCCACTGCCAGTCAAATGCTGGATTGTCAGACATAAAGATAGGACGACTGCCCGTGTTATTCTCAAGAACCCAGTCGTTAAATCTCTTCATGACTTCGAATGGATTGTCGTAAGTCATGTGTGTCTCTCGGTCAGGGCAAGAGATCTTTAAAGCGTCGAGATTGAAACACTCTGTGATCGGTCTTGTCTTTCCATAAAATGTTTTATCCAGCGAGTCATCAAACTTGACCGCTCCAAAACTAACCATTGAGTAAAGCCCCGGGCAGGGGCCATCTGCTTCGACATCAACAAAGAAGTAAGTCATAGTGTTGTGATCTGGTATCTGTTGTCTTGAGGATCTTGTTTATTCTTTTTCTTAAGGTTCTCAATCTCTCGGTTGAGATACCATAACGCTTTTTCGAGATCTTCCACTTTCTTATCTGACTTTTTGCCAGCACGTGAGAGATACTTGACGACATTGCCCAGACAGAAATCTAAATCCCAGGCTTCGATCACTTTGATTGCTTCGTATGTGTTATCTTTGCCACCGTAGTGACTTGGGTGATTAACGCTCTCTTTTTCCATCAGTTCTCCAAGTATTGTTTGGTTGCTTCGTAAAGCACGATGTTTGCAGCCTGCGAGGTGTTAAGACAGAATCCAGGCCCTGGCATATCAATCTCCACACAGTCAGCGTGATAAATGATCTCGCCTGGCACACCTGCTGTCTCGTGTCCAGTAAAGATACAAACTTGTTGCTCAAAGTTAAATCTATACTTTCTAAGCTTAGAAGATTTCTCACAGAGTTCAGCTGCTACGATCTTTACATTTTTAGCAAGGCACCAGTCAATAAAATCTCGAGGTGTCTTGTGCTGGATAATGTTGATCAGATCTGTTGTTGATCCAGAAAGTGAGTGCAACTCTGCTCTTGGTGGGACAGATCCTACGACATGGATATCTTGCGCTCCAAAGCAGACAGCTGCTCTTATTAGAAATCCAAGATTCCCATCGTGGATAAAGTTCACGCATCCAACAGAGATAGGAATCTTTTTTGCTTGATTGAGCTTTTCAGTGTATCGTTCGATTCTTGTTTTTGAACGCATAAATGCCTCACCCTTTATCTTAAGGGGTGAGGTTAGCTTTTACACTTCTGAGTCAGGATTGTTTCTATACTTAGCTAGATGATCTTTGTATTTTTCTATGTGAAGTTGAATGATAGCGTCTTTCTTTAGGTATTTTTTTGAGTTTTGAACTACCGGTAGTTTTTCCTCAAATGCGGCAATGATAGTTCCCTTGGGTTGCAAGTCGTCTTCGATGTCGTGAACTGACATGAAAGTTTCATTTTCATAGAAGTAGAACATGAGTCCGTCATATGTTCTCACGATTTCTTCGGGTTTCAAATACTTCTCCATGATTCTAAGTAATCCTAAGAATGATGCAGTGTCTCTGACATCCTGGAGTGTGGGTTCTGCATGAAAGATCGCTCTAAATACATCTTCAGCTTTTCTATACTTTTCCTTTCGATCTTCAAACTTCTGATACTTGTAAACAGGTTTCCCGCCCAGCATGTAAGGTTCAGGCTCGTAAGCTGTTGAGAGGCCTCTTCCCATGCTAAAAGTCATTAGGGATGAGAAGGTATAAAAATACTCGTCAAGATTGAAATCTTCAACAGTGGGAGAGTGAACTAAGTAAGTGATCAAGAAAGTTATATTTTGATTTTGAGCAGGGCCACTAGGATCTAAAGCGACAGATAAGCCCTCTTTTAATGACGGATTTTCTGCAGCAGCAGCTGCAAACCTCTCTATCTCTTCCAAAGAGATCTTTCCTGACATTTTTGTAAGTAGATTAGGTTTGGCTGCTAACTCAGGAACAAGATCTTTAAGCACATCCATCGTGATGGGTGTGTTTCCGATCCGGATATCTTTGATCTCAGGAAGATTTACTTGAACCCTTGGTTTCTGCGGAGTTGATGCGGTCGTCGCGATGTAAGCTGATCTGTAAGGTATGACTCTCACCTTTGAGCCTAATGCTTGAAGGAGAAGCTTATGACCGATACCTTTGATGTTGTTTGTGATGTCTTCCCAGGTGCTACCTCTTAGAAACTTCTCTTCTTCTTTAGGCTTTCCTTCCTCGTCGTAGGGAACGAACACAAAGTCAATCTGAAAGAGGAACTGCCTCCCTGCGTAATCAAACTCAAAGATCGCATTTATCTGCTCACCTTTAATAGAGGCGAGTGTCATCTTATTGTGACCAACAAATGCGGTGTAATCTGTGAGCTTTTGCCCTTTGATGGCATTTAAAAGTTGCCAGAGCGATTCTATCTTAGTGTTAGGAATGAGAAGGTCGATGTCGCCTGTTTTCTTTTTGTATTTCCCATACTCTGCTGATGAGATCTCAGGTGAGTAGAGAAACTCTGATGATCCCATGTAAGCGTAGCCGCTGTCTAAGATCTGATCTCTTGACGTCTTGTCAAATAAACCTTCTCCAAACTTTGATCTGTGCAACTCATCAATCACTCGCACCAGATCTTTAGTGTCTTCAACAAAGGTGTCTCTTGACACTCTCTCGTCAAAGACAATAGGATGTGCTTGCGCAGGTGCGCCTTTCCAGTAAGAAGGAACACTTTTGCCTGTTGCGGGATCTATCTCAAAAGCTGTTGCATTACCGCCTTCTTTCAAGAGTGGCTCTGCTGCTATGAAGTTCTTCCACTCTTTAAGAATATCTCTCATTCTCATTCTTTATTCCTTGTTTTGCTTAAGATAAATATCAGCATTCACACAAATGTTCTTGTATCCGCTTACCTGACAAGGAATAAATCATTCACAGATCGAGATACTTTCTTAACTTAAAGAGACGCCAATTGAATTGAGGAATATCAAAGTCGTGCCAGAGTTCAATCTTTAAGCCCCTCCAAAAAAGGATGACAGCGATTCCGAGGCAGGCATCGATCTGCGCATTTTCATTCCAGATTAGGATGTTAAAAAATCTATAAGGACACTCATAGAACTTTTTTCTAATCGCAAAGAACACTAAGTGCCTCCAAGATCTTTTTTAAGTCGCCTATGAAACGACTCTTCGCTGTCATCACCTGAGAGCAGCCAGTCAATTCTCTGTGTATAGACAAAAGCCTTGTTGAGAAGCGCGAGTGCAGTGTGAAACTCTCTCAGCGTTTCTTCTGAGAGCTCTTGCTCATTTGTCTCAAGATAACTTTCTATGTCTTCTGATATGGTTTTTATTTGATATTGAGAGTAGTTAAACCTTCCACCTGACATTGAGATCTCCTTAAATCCAAACTCTTAACAAGAGCCTCTCACCCACAGATCCTTCACGACCGTGACGACAGATCTTGTTATTGAGTATTAATGCTTGATTCTTTTTGAGATTAAACTTGTGCAGTTTTCCGGATCCATCTTCAAGAAGTGTTGTTGCACTTCCACCCTCTCTAAGACAAAATAAACCTAAGTAAGTGATCTTATCTTTGAAGTCAAGCGTGTAATCTCCGTCTCGGTGAAGAGGAAGTTCAATGCCTCTCCTGCTTCCTCTGCCTTCACTTTGAAAGGCACCGACGATGGATGTCTCCAAAGGTGGGCCTAACTCAAGGAGCTTAAGCAAGAACTCTTCAGCAGTTATGCTCTCAAAGAGAGCCCATTCTTCTGTCAATGTTTTTTAACAGCGCGATAAGCTTTGATCGTCTCTGGATAGAGATCCGATGCGATCTCTAAACATGCTTCTGCCACTTTCTGAATCTCCCACTGAGCACCCTCGTGAGTTCTAAGATCAATGAACTTTAGAAGATTTGAGATATTTGTAGTGCCAAAATACTCGGTGTAGAGGTTCTGGGGTAAGACACCTCGTGCTTGTTCTCTACATACGCCGGCTTCTACGAGTGCTTCGAACAAGCGAAGTGTATTCTTGTGATGTTCTCTTACCAATTGTGAGGCCGGCATTCCGGCGAAGAACAATCCGTCATCTTGACGGATTAGAGGATCAATTAACTCCTTCTCATTGCTTGCTTGCCGATTTGACTTGTGCTGGGTTCTAAATGATAGAGGTTCATAGAACTCAATGCCACTGTCAGTGTATCTGCGTGAGATCTCATTGTACGACCAAGTGCGATGTCGATGATGCTGAGCGCGGACAAATAGCGGCACCTTAAATCTGAAGGTGATTAGATTATGCTCGAGTGTTGATGTGTGTCTGTGCTCAATAAGATATTTAATAAGCTTTCGATCTCGATCGTCAAGCTCGCTCTTTTGCACACCAAACGAGACACGGGCACTGTTGACGACCGTCAAATCAGAGCCCATGTGTTCCACATAATCAACTTTTCCTATTCCGTCGCCGTAAAGTTCAATTGTTTTTTCATACTTCATATTTGTTCCAGATCTTTTCAAAAATGTAGTGTGCAGTCATTAGCACAACATGTAAGCAGAGAGCAAACCAAGTTGCAGATTGCGTGTCACCCGTAAGAAGAAGTACCACTGTGTATGTTAGAGAAACAGAGACGATTCTCCACAGAACTACTTTTTTTAGAGTATTAATTTGCTTTCCCCTTGTGGTTTGGATTACCGCCGACATAAGACACATGCTTCACCGGTCGACCGCCAATATTTGTCTGGACGCCTCCCAGTTGGCAGGACTTGCCTTTGTGGAATCCTGTGACTGCCTTCCAAGCACGAGAATAAGAATCTCTATCTTCCGAAGAATCAAAAGCAACAATGCTCATAGCAGTCGATTTGCCGTCGCCCATGGTGAGGCCAAGATACTTGACAGCTGTCTCAGTTCCTAACTCATAGACGCAGTCAGGACACTCGTTAATCTTACCTGCTGCCCGGTGCTTCTCAGGTGAGTTGACATCAAACTCAGTCTCGCAGTGAATGCAAACTTTGATAAGCTTTTTCATCACCATATCTCCTTGTGTGAGTATTATAACACACTTAGGAAGTGCTTACACAATTTTGAACAACTTTTGTTGCCCAATCGACCGTGATAACAGGCCCGTAAGAATCATCAGGTGCCGGAGAATCACGATCAACATCCCTAAACTTACCCAAGAAGATGAGGGCGTGTCCAGGATCAAGCGGCAATTTTTCAAAAGCAAACTTAAGATGAACAAAAATCTGATTCTTGAATTGTTCGTATTTGTACTTCGAGTCAAAAGATTCACAACCAAGTTTATACACTAAGTCAGTGACCTTCTGAATACAATCGTCTTCAATCTTGTGAAGGCCCTTCTGTCTCATGTACTTACCAATTCGTTGGATAGTGTAAGGAGAGTTCACATGATTGATTTTGAGAATGCCGAGCTGATCCAACTCAGCTGCTTTCTTTAGATAGGTGAGGATGTATCTGCCTTCAACCTTCTCGATCGCATAACAACTGTTGTAGAAGTCGAAACCTCTAAAAGTTTCTTCTACACTGTCATAGAAGAACTTATTCACAAGTTGAACGATCACAGATAAGTAGAGCTCTCTATTGTTTTTAGCGTAAGCTTCGTAGTTAATCGCGGTCAGAGCAAAATTGCGTGCACCACCATAAACTGAGAGATTGATTGGTTGCTGCTCTCGAAACGCAATTACACTCTGCTCATCCTTGAAGAAGAAGTCAATGTCTCCGCCGTGAGAGAAATAAGTTTCTTTGAACTTGTCGAAATCAAGTTTGTCATCGGCCAGAGTTCCCAGAGGATCTTCGATCTTAAAGATCTCTCTTGGGAATCCTCCGGCGATCCATCCGCCTGCTTTAAATGCAAGTTGCACAACCTCGTTGTTTTCAAAGAAGTTGATCAAATCTTTGTTCTTGATGACAGAGGATCCCAGGTCGTTAAAAACGTCAGTCACAAATCACCTCTTTACGCTTGATCTCTATCATTGCGGAAGCAGACAAAAGTTGGAAATCTTAGTGAGCCATCAGGCGTCTCTTCTTGATAGCGAACCTCGATTGTTCGTCCTAAGAAAGAAGATTTGTCACGCCAGATCGTCTCTCTGAGATCATCTGTTAAACCAGAACCTACTTGAACTTCAACTCCATTATGAACTACCTGGAATGATCCAAGTTTCCCCTCGTGCTTACCGGTTCCCTCTAAGAGGCCAGTAATGACGAGATCGACATCATGGAATGCCTTAAGCTTCATCACTTCAAAACCGCGCCCAAAGTTATAAGGTGCATCAATGAACTTAATCATCGCACCTTCAAAACCGTCAGCTGCAAAGAAGTCGTGTGTCTTTTTAATCTCGTCGTAGTTAGTTGAGATAATCTTTCTATCAACAAGACGCACAAGTTCAGCACTGACATTGGATGACTTGATACGGGCTGCTAGCTCTCTAAAGCGATTTCCACAAGTCATCTTTGCTCGCTTTGACGACCACTCTTCAAGAGGTAAGAAGTCAAAGAGCGCGAGATAGGTGTCATCAGTATTTGTGTCTTCTTTACGATAAGCTTGACGCATCAGAGAAGTGAAATCCTTCCCCATCAACTCACCGTCATAACAACCATCACCCATCTTGATTAGCTCTGGCAAGATCGTTTCGTTGAAGTTGTTGATAGGCTTGCCTGAGCGTGCGAGCATGATTGCGCTGCCGTTTCTAACGACCGTAAAACAGCGAATGCCATCCAACTTAGGTTCTACCGCGACTGTCTTCAGGCCTTTGAGACGCTTGACATCAAACTTCTGTGCGAGCGAAACTTCAAAGGTGGGAATCAGATTGGGAAAGATCTTGTTGATTGACTTCTCAGAGACACCGATATTTAGGTGCTTCTTGAGAACGGCGCGCATCCACTTCTCATCAAGATCGTCAGCGCGCTTGAACACATCAGATAAGAGATTGATTGCTGCATTGCCAGTGACACGACGGGCAGAGCAATCATCGAGAGCATTAAAAAATGCTTCCCAAGAATCTGCTTCTGAGAGGATTGCTGTTTTAGATCCCGACTTGATCTTAGGAACAGTCGAGACATGAAAAGGCTTAAAAGGATCGCAAGAGTAAAGCAGCGATTTAACCAAGATCACATTTAAGCGATGTTTGTTTAAGATCGCTGCTTTCTCAGTTGATTTAGAAGTCGAGCTGATTGCGTCAAAGATATCAACGATTCTCATTTTTCCTCACACATATTTGGAGATAAACTTACCTGGAGAATAAGTTTCCCACTCGATCTCTTCGAGAACAATATCATATTTCTCTCGAAGGAAAGTTTTAGCAACAGGTTGCACTTTCTTCTTTGAATACATGTCATCGATCTCTTTTTGAGCAGTGATGTTCTTTGTTTCCATGTAGATATTTTAACTCCTTAAATGTGCTTATGCACTCAAACTTGTTCTAAGCGTCCATTTATGATGTTGTAAAATACTTGCCTGCAATCTTCGGTGTCCTTTACTGACTCATGTGATCCTTCTTCACTTATGTTAAAGTGCTTCCGGAGTTCATGCAAGTTCTGCTTCTCTGTAGGAACAAAGAGGTAAGACAGCGCACAAGTATCAATCACAGGATAACCCACCTTGTAGGATTTAGGTTTTACCAGGTCGGTGTGACTATCAACTTCTGTCCAACCGTAGCGATTGAACACTGCACGGATGTGCATGAGATCAAAGTTGATGTTGTGTCCCACGATCGGACCCCATACTAATCGCTTGCTAATCTCTTTAGCGACATCTTGAAACTCAGGAGCGTCTTCGTAATCTTCTTCTTTATAATCGCAGATCTTGAGCGCTTGCTCTGAAGCGAATGAGAGCTCGATCTCCTTAGGTTTTATTTTAGTTGTCCAAACATCTTGACGTCCATCCTCCCAATCCGTGATAAAACAGATCTGAAGGATGGCACTTTTCTTTGCGTCAAGGTGAGTGGTTTCGATATCGAGGAATGTCACAGACTTCGCGTTCAGTAAGTTCCCCACTCATTTCACCGCTGTGTTGAGCGATCATTCTTGAAAAGATCGATCTGGATACTTTCCGCTTGATCGTTGTCACCGGTTCTAAGGGTTGAGGTCACTTCAATCGAAGTGCCATTAACATCGCGATCATCTCGACGAGAATCCTCTTCGTTGAGGAAACTATTGATCTCTTGATTGATATCATCCATGATATATGAGCCAAGAACTTCTACAAGCTCATAACCCGAAGATACATCGAACTCGATGCTCACATTACCAAACGCATTCTGGAGTCGATAAAAGTTTCCATCATACTGGATGATGAAACTCTCAACACTCTTGTCACGGGAACGCATCTTAACTTCACTTAGTGTATTCCAAGCCATTGCTTTCTCCTTTGTTAAATAAGCAATCTTTTCACTCTTCTTTAGAGATTTGACCTTACTTTCTAATCTTAGGGCAGCAGACCTATCTTTTACAATACAATGTGCAACTAACTTAACTGGTCGTCGTGATCTTGTGTATTTTGCACCTTTGGGTGATTCATTATGTTCGAACAATCTTCGATCTAAGCACGTGGTGATACCTGTGTATAACGTATCATCTGCACATTCTAAAATATAGACAAACCACATTAGACAAGATTTGACTTAGGATCTTTAATCAGGGTCGCGTAGGAAGAAAGAGTTCTGTCATTCTTAATCTTCGCGCCGACATTGATCAGATCTTCATCTTTCTCAGATTCTCCTGTGAGTCGTGCTATAGCTTTAATCACCAGAGGTTTTGTCTCTTTTTTAGATGTGTCCAGCGCTGCACGCAAGACACCTAAAAGTTTCTCTTCGTCTTCTTTTGTCTTCTCTATCTTCTTAATCTTTCCTGATTCGTCTTCAAAGAAGGCATCAATTTTATTACCGACACCTTTGAATGTGAAAGAGAAACCATCTCGACCGGGCACATCCATCGTGATGTTGATGTCTTCACCCGGCTCAGGAGTCTCTTTAACGTCCTGCTCGAGAAGGCTCTCTAATATGAGTTGTCTTAGTTGTCTTCGTGTGATCTTCATAAAGATATGTATTCTTTAGAAGATTTATTTACTTGAACTTGTTGCTTCTTCTTTACGACGACGCTTCTCTGCTGCCTTACGCTTCTCTCTGCGCTTTTGTGAGGCAGACATAAAATGTCTGCGCTTCTTGAGCTCACGCATGATGCCTGCTTGCTCAACTTCCTTTTGAAATCTTCTAATCAAAGCTTCAGGATGTTCGCCCTTTCTTGCTACTACTAGTGCCATTTGATCTCCTAATAAATGGTAACACTATTATACATGGATAATTTAAGTTTATACAATCTTTTAAAATTTAAAGATTAGACTTAAGAGCGCTGTTTAAAAACTTTGCTCACTTGAACTTTCTGAGGCTGCTTAGGTTTTTCTGACTCATCTTCGTCAGGATACATTGAAGTGCCTAACACTTGCTTGGGTGTCTGTTTTTCGACCCAAGGATGACCTGCACCATAACTTTTTGTGGGTCTAAGGTTCATATTCTGCATTTCTAGTTCTTCGATTAGAATCTTTAGAATCTCTAAATCTGACATTTTTAACTCCTTCTAAAATTGAATCTTTGATTAGATAAAGATATATTCCTGGGACAACGATACATGTCAGAACTAGATATTCTAAATTCATTCTATTTTTCATAGATCGATTTAATATATTGAAAAATCAATACACTTATTGATAACACTGGTGTGCTGAACATGATTACATACAATAACAACTGAATGGTATCTAATAACTTAAGAAAGTTATCATCGCTCACTTTGTCCCAGGATTCATCTGATCCGTAAGGTATTGTCATTGCATATTTGATTTCTTCTAATTTGTTTTTAATTTTATTAAGAATCATATTTAACAAACTCCACAATATTACCTGAAGGATCTCTTGTGTAGAAGGACAAAGATCCGTCACGGTGCGCCTTCCAAGAAGCGTCAGGAAACATTGTCTTTATTAAGTTTTCATGAATCTCAGATTCAATTCTGAAAGCTACATGCTCAGGGTGTTGTCCTGGTGTGACAAAAGCAATTTTGCTCCCTGCGGATTCGATCAGGGCCCAAGTTTTATCCTGATAAAGCACTTTAGGATCATCTAATATTGAAAGATACCAGCTTACCACCAAGTCGATATTGGACGTCTCAAGTGCGATGTGATCGAATAACATTCTTAATTCCAGCCAAGACAGATGACTTTTTTAATGTCAATATTGAAGATTTCATTATTGATGACATAAAAACCAGGAACAGGATTTTGTTTTTTAGGATCTTCAAAAACGGGCATCACTTCAGTTCCGTTTCTAATCTGGACAAACGTCTTTCTATTCATAGAGTAGAAAAATTCACTTTCAGAATCAAGATTTAAAACAAAGATAGGAAATGAAGCTTCTAATTCTAGAATATCTTTGACTTCAGATCCTAAAAGCTTAGTTAGCGCTTTTTCAATCTCTTCGACGTCGAGACGCATATCATCAACAGATTCATAGTCATCTTTTTCAAGATGATCTTGAGCGTTTTCAACACTTCCGCTAAGCTGGTTTTTATTTTTGGACAAGTTCTTTCCTTTTTGAGGCGTGCTCTTCAAGTTCTTGTTCAGATGCCAGATGAAGTAAAGTAAAGCTACTAAAAGTAAAACCTTCGTGCGTATCCACAGAAGTGTGTTGGACAAGATACGACTTACCATTGATCACCTCTATCTCTGTCCAACTACGCGTCATCATTAAACCTTTCAGGTTTAAATGTATCTCTATCTGTTAGATAGTTAAAACTCTCTTGAATAAGTTTTTGATCGACGCGCTTGATTGTCTGCTCAATTGACTCATTCTTTCTCTTGTAGGGTAGATAGTATTTTTGAATGATGCTATTCAATTTTTTTCTCTCTTATTTTCTCTTTTATATCATACCCTCTTAAGTTGAGTTTTACACACTAAAATATTTAAGAAGAAACCTGTTCTGACATTGATGCACTAATAAACTGAATGAGTGCATCAATGTCAGCTTCAATTTTTTTTACTTTCTGTGTATCGATTAAACTGTTTTTTTGTTCGATCGCATATACAAGTTCGTCAATCTTGCTGTAAACGCTATTCAATAGAGGGTTTAACTCTTCACCCGCAAAATCAATAGGAGGAGCAAGTTTAACTTTGAGAACATCTGTGTATCCTTCACCAAAAAAATGAGTTATTAAATATCCAGGATTTTGACCTTTTTTTATAACTGACTTCATTCGTTCATTTGTTCGTTCATTAAGTTGTTCAACTTGTAAAACAGTCTGTAAAGCGTTATTACTCTGTTGTCCATCTATTTCTTTCCACTTATTATAAATTTCTGATCCGAGTTGATTTTCACCCACTCTCTGCCATATCAATTCATTTCCAATCTTTGTTGAGACAATGATTCCGTAAGTGGCTGTTGAATCTTTACATTTATCAATAAACTCTTTTGTAAATGTCGGATTTCCTCCGTAAGCTTTTTTTTGAAAGTCACCTGCTGTCCTTCCACTGGCTAGAGTAGATTTAAGAGAGTAAAGGACACTGTTCCACTCAATATCATAAAAAACGCTCGGGCTGTGACTTGTATTTCTATCAATCACACCCGGCATGTTTAAAATAAAGATCTTCTCAAACACAACTTTCCAAGCTTCATAAGAACTGTCGGCATCTTTTGTAAGTCTATGCAAAATATTTGAAGCGACAGGTTTTGATGTCAAGTCAAAAACAACACATCCATTTACAGAATCTTCATTGATATCATCTATTTGTTTTATTCTTTTGTCATGATAAAATATAAACTTTTCTGACAAGAGGCGTCTGATCTTCTTCCTGATGTCTGACTCTTTGACTATCATTAGACAAACCTTGACACAAGAACAGCGAGAGCCATCAAGAACTGAATGACAGCAAAGATTGTCACCGCTTTTGTCTTAAACATCTTAAGATCTTGTACATCTCCCACAAGCGTTTTAAGTTGTGTAGGTGAGACAACATCATCAACTTTGTTCTTCCACTCTCTCAGCTCATCAACTTTATTCTCTTTTGCTCTGATCGCCGCCAACTCTTGCTTCACATCGTGAAGTTCAGCACGCAAAAATTCGATTCCGCTCGCCAAAGTTTCGAGTTCTTTGAGCACAAGTTTTGAGTATTCACCCCAACCGTTTTCTCCGCTCATTTTCTCTCTCCTTTTTCAAACTCAATAACTATCTCATTGATCTTTGACTTGACGACTTCGAGTGTGCAGGACTCGCACTCAGATATCTTCTTGAGTTCTCGAATCTGATCTAGAAGCCACGATTGTCTTTTAATCTTTTCGTTCTTCACTGTTTCTCGAGCTGATATCTCATCGTGAAGCATTCTCAGCTTGTCAAAACGACTCTGTTTAACTCTTTCTTCCATTTTAACCTCGAGATAAGTTTTTGTGAATAAAAAACCTGATCAGCTCTCTCAAGTTTGTCTCACTCAAGAGTGCGTGATCAGGTTGCTCAACCAGTCCCATATCTTCTAAATATTTTGCTATCTGTTTATAGACAGGTGTTTTTGTGTCTCTAAAACTGCCGAGATGACCGTGAGGCCAACCGCCGTGTGAGGTGGGTCGATCTAAGTAGAGATCCTTAATCGTGCTGCTTGTTTTCTTCTTGGACATGACTGTTAAGAACCCAACTTAAGAGAAGTGCGATTGTTGAGACACTCGCAATCTTAAATAGGATCTGATCGTCAAAACTTAAAGAAAAACCTAACAAGAAAGCATTTGTTAAGAAAGCGAGATAGAAAGCAAACCGCTTCCAAGTTTCTTTAAACATCTGTCACTCTCTAACCACTCTGAGATCTTGTGCTTTCATGTCATAAACTTGACCATCCATCTCTGATAAGAACTTGATTCGACGCATCTTGGAGAAAGATCCGCCACCATTGCCTGCCGTCACTGACACATAGTAGATCTCTTGCACGACGCCTCTATTACTCATGTGATAGAGCGCTTCTACACGATCACCGACTTTTACATTCATCTTGAATCTCCTTTAAGTATTTTTTCTTTACTGTCTTGTGCAGACCTGGGTTAATCTCAAGAATATCATACATCATCTTGTTTCTGATTAAAACTCGAGGTCGATCCATATCTTCGTTTGTTCTATCGATGTAGTAAGGAAGATCATGCTTTTGACAGTATTCAACGAGCTGAGATTTTCTGGTGAGCAAGAAGGGGCGCAGATAAGTGCCTCGAACTCTAGGAATGAGCTTTCCTTCACCGTGCAAAGATGAAAATACCCACCACTCGACTGCATCATCTAGGTGGTGTGCTGTGATCACTGGCACTTTGGATCCGTCCAGAAACTTATACCTTGCTTCTCTCCAGGAGGCCTCCATTCCTTTTTCTTGGAGATCTAAGTCAGACAGTTTTGTGTATCTGAGCGGCACCTGAAGCTTATCACACAGAGACGCAACAATCTCAAATGATCTCTCAGAAGTTTCTGTGCCGTGATGAACAAATGCAGCAGAAACTTTTCTTTTTGATTTGTGAAAAAACGACAAAGCGGCAACCGAGTCAGGGCCGCCGCTCAAAGCGACTTCTACTTCTTGTGGAATCTTGCAAGAAAGTTTAAACATTTTGTCCTACTTATTAGGATTATAATAGCACTTGCCTTAAAGGAATACACACCGTGAGATTAACTAGAAAGCAACTGAAAATGTTAGTAGAGTCCCTCCTCCTCGAGGAAGTCTATGGCGCTCAAGCCGTCGTCTACCATGGTACGAAGGCTGACCCTCGCGCTCTCGTCTCGGCCCTGTTAAGGGACGAGTTCATCCCCGGTGAGGGCGGCGGCGCGATGTACGGGAAGGGTCTCTACACCGTCTACGATCTCAAGGGTACGAAGACCGAGAGAGGTGACTACGGTGATCACGTCGTCAAACTGAAAGTGAACCTCTACGGGTACATCATCTTCGACCCCGACATCGCTCTGATGGTCTACAAGAAGTCTCTCACGCCGAAAGAACAGGCCACGGAGTTCGGCTACAGTGAGACCGTCATCGAGGCACTGGACAGAGTCGCGCCCCCTCGAAAGAGAGAATTCACTTCCACTTCGGCGCTGAGCGTCTTCAAGTCCCTTCAATACGAGGTGAAGGGTCTCGTCTTCACCGGTGAGAACGACGGCCGAGTCGCCGTCGTCTACGACCCGACGACAGCAGTCCCGATGGCGTGGAAGCGGGTCACCCGTGACGGGTACCCTGTCTCTGAACCCTGGACACCTGTCGACCGCGCGACGCTCCTCAAACCCCTCGACCGTCCCGACGTGAGCGCCCGAGAGGGTCGACCCGTGCAGCAGTCGGCCCTCCGTCGCTCGGCCCTGGGCGACTTCGAGGCCCGGAAGTGGGAAGACAGCCCGTTGAAACTCTTGAAACGTCTCGAGCGACTACCTGAAGACCAGCGAGTCGTGAAAGGTGATCTCGACCTCATGGGCACTCCCATCACCTCTCTCCCAGCGGGTCTGAAGGTGGGTGGGAGTCTCAACCTCTCCAACACCCCCGTCACCTCTCTCTCATCAGGTCTCCAGGTGGGTAGGAGCCTCTACCTCTCCGACACCCCCATCACCTCCCTCCCAGCGGGTCTGAAGGTGGGTGAGAGTCTCAACCTCTCCAACACTCCCATCACATCACTCCCGGCAGGTCTCCAGGTGGGTAG